TATGCTTTTGCTCAGGTAGGTCTATGGCTCAACTTAAAGTGAAGGATACGTATGAGGCTAGTCCTCGACATCGAAACAACTACGGATCTGAAGAAGATCCACGTAGTAGTGACAAAGGACATTGACACAGGAGAAGTACGAGTATGGAGAGAAGCAACTGGCCTAAGCGACTATCTAAGCAAGGCTACACTCTTGATAGGCCACAACATCATCTCTTTCGATGCACCGATCCTCAATCGTATCTGGAAGACGAAGATTCGTTTGAGCCAAGTCTTCGACACTCTTATCGCAAGCAGACTTCTCGATCCTTCGAGGGAGCAAGGACATTCTCTGGAGGCATGGGGAAAGACGCTAGGCGTACAGAAGATTAACTATCGGGCTATCTGGCTGTGGTTGAACGACTACACCGGAGAGCAAGTATCAAAAGAAGAAAAGGTTCCAGATGGAATTGAATTCGACCTTCCTCACCGTCCTCTTATGGAGCATTATTGCATCCGGGACGTTGAAGTTTGTTCTGAGCTGTATCTTAAACTACGCAATGAGTTGGATGAGAAACAGTTTTCACAGGATTCGATTGACTTGGAACACAAGGTAGCAGCGATCATCGCAGAACAGGAACGCAATGGATTCAAACTGGACACCGTTTACGCCACTTGTCTACTTACTGACATCAAAGGAAAAATGGCAGGAATATATGAGCAGATGCAAAGTAGATGGCCTCCCTACGAAGTCTCACGTGGGATCGGCAAGCGAGGAAAAGAACTCAAGCCCTTGCTGGTTACTTTCAACCCCGGATCAAGAAAGCAAATCGGAGAAAAGCTGATCGAACTAGGGTGGAAACCTAAGCAGTTCACTGAGACAGGTCAGCCGATGGTGGATGAATCTATCCTATCGAAGCTAGACATTCCTGAGGCTAAGTTGATTGCTGAGTATCTTATGCTCCAAAAGCGTGTGGCACAGATCGAAAGCTGGATCAAGGCCACAGGAGAAGACGGCAGAGTACACGGCAAGGTCATTACCAACGGAGCAGTGACAGGCAGGATGACACACAGTAGCCCGAACATGGGCCAAGTGCCTAACACAAGTAGTGTTTATGGTAAAGAGTGTCGGGAATGTTGGTCTGTTGAAGAAGGTAACGTTCTTGTCGGTGTTGATTTATCTGGTATTGAGCTTCGATGCTTTGCTCACTACTTGAATGATGAAGACTATATGAATGAGGTAGTAAACGGTGATGTACATACAAGAAACCAGAAAGCGTTTGGAGTACCTACACGCAACGATGCGAAGACAGTGCTCTATGCCACGCTCTATGGGGCTTCGCCAGCAAAAGTGGGTTCTATCATTGGTGGATCATCCTCTCAAGGAAAGAAAATTATTGATTCTTTTGAACGGAACGTCCCTGCTTATGCAAAACTCAAGCAAAAGGTTGCGAAGTTCGCTCAAAAAGGCTGGCTACCGGGACTTGATGGGCGCAGACTTAACATTCGTTCAGAACACTCTGCTCTCAATACGCTTCTTCAATCAGCAGGGGCCATTATCGCTAAGAAATGGCTTGTTAACTTTTCAGAGGAGCTTAAAAACAGAAAGATACCATACAAGCTAGTTGCGACGGTTCACGACGAAGTGCAGATTGAGACTAAGCCTGAGTTTGCAGAGACAGTAAAAGAGATTGTCATTGCTTCCGCAGCTAAGGCGGGTAAGGATCTAAACTTTCGTTGTCCTGTTGCTGCAGAAGGGAAAATAGGTGCAAACTGGTACGGAACTCACTAAGTATCCAAACGGTTACTTCAAAGATAAAAACTGCAAGACTTGTGGGAGCGTTTTTACTCCTACAAACCCTAGCCAGTTATACTGTGGTTCAGCTTGTAGGGGCAAGAATGCTTACTATAAAAGGAACTACGGTATCGACGATTCTGCTTTGGAGCAGATGAAGAAAGATCAGGACTACAAGTGCTATCTCTGCTACGGCGAAGGCTTCTTGATTGGTAAGAACAATCACAATGAAAAGCTTGCTGTGGACCATGATCACAACACTGGTAAAGTAAGAAAACTACTTTGTCATAACTGTAACCGCGCTCTCGGGCTGTTCAAAGACAATCCTGAGCTTATGAGAAAGGCTGCTTTGTATGTCGAAGAACATCGAGAATGACAAGATCACAGGACAGATTGTAATCAATTTGTATGAAGATAGCTTCGAGGTCAAGACAACTGAGAGTGTTGACTTCTTTACGGTCTATGCTGTAGCGGCTGGGATCATGGAATATTTAGAAAGTGTTGCAGAAGATCTTGACAAAGTGGACAAGATTATGCTACAATAATTGTTCTTCAATGCCGCAACGTAGTGAAGATTCTCGCTTCGCTGCGAATGAGACTGTGGTGGAATCGGTAGACACAGCAGACTTAAAATCTGCCGCCTTGTGCGTGAGGGTTCGAGTCCCTCCAGTCTCACCAAAATTGTCCGGCGTCACTGTTGTAGACTTGTTTACAATACACGTATTGCTGGGATTTATCAGTGAACCCTATGGACGCATAGGACTACGGGCTTCTCGGAGATGATAAGTCTCCACCTGTACCAAAGCTGGAAACAGCACAAAGGAAAATGAAATGGATATGAAACCTGTAAAGATCGGTGGTGAACTCTTCTGGGCTAACTGGATGAATCAGTACAATACGAAGTTCAACGAGGATAACAAGAAGTACGAATGCACAATCGGTAATCTTTCAGACAAAGCCGCTGAAGCCCTCAAAGAGCTTGGCATCCAGATCAAAGAGAAAGACACTATGGGCAAGTACATTGTAGGCAAGAGCCTCTATGTGTTTGAGCCTGTGGATCAGGACGGTAAGCCTGTGGATATCGCTAAGATCGGTAACGGAACTAAGGTGACTGCCCTTGTGTCTAGCTATCGTCACAAGATGTCTGCTAAGTACGGCGCTGCTCCGTCGATCAAGAAACTGATCGTGACTGAGTTGAAGGTGTATAGCCCAGACGGTGAAGAGTCTCCGTTTGTCGAAGAAGAACTGGATGATGTCCTCTGAGGACTCACCAAAGAAGCTACTTATTGACGCTGACTACCTGATTTACGGTGTTGGTTTTGCTAGTGAGGAGGAGTCTGAGAAGTTTGCAAAGAGCAGGTTAGTAGAGACACTCGAAGATATGGTCTACATAAACCTGAAGGCAGACTCTTATGAAGCCTTCTTAACTGGTAAAAACAACTACCGCTACGAGATTGCAAAGACAGTACCCTACAAAGGTAATCGCAAAGACGCTAAAAAGCCCAAACACTACGATGCTTTGCGTGAATGTATGATTACCCGACTAGGGGCTGTCGTTGTAGATGGTCAGGAGGCAGATGATGAAGTAGCTATCAGGATGACAAAGGAGCCAGACCAGTACCTGCTTGTAGGCGTCGATAAAGACCTAAGGCAGATACCGGGATGGCACCATAACCCGATGAAGGCTAAGACGGAGTACATTGATGAAGATCAAGCGTATAAGAACTTTTGCCTACAGCTACTCACAGGTGACAGAGTGGATAACATTCCGGGCTTGGAAGGAATCGGTCCTGTCAAAGCTGAAAAAGCGCTTAAAAATGCTAAGACGCAAGAGGAACTACTTCAAGCAGTGTGGAAGGTTTACAAGGAGAAGGAACATGGAATTGAATATCTTACTGAACAAGGGCAGCTCCTGTGGCTCCGGAGATACGAAGGCGAACTATGGCAACCGTCAAACGTAAGCTGACATACAAACAGGTTGCAAAGAAGTATGGCTTCCGCAGTGGCTTGGAAGAGCGCATTGCGGAGCAGTTGGACAAGGCAGGCATCGAGTATACGTATGAGAAACTGAAGCTGAACTACATAAAACCAGCATCTACTCATGTGTATACGCCTGACTTTGTGCTTGCTAACGGGATCATCGTAGAGACTAAAGGTAGGTTCTTACCTGCTGATCGTCAGAAGCATATCCTCGTTAAGCGACACAACCCAACATTGGACATTAGGTTTGTCTTCAGTAACTCGAAGGCTAAGATCAGCAAAGCAAGTAGGACTACCTATGCAGACTGGTGCAACAAGAACGGCTTTAAGTTTGCTGACAAAGAGATTCCTCAGGAGTGGATAAATGAATAGTATTTTTAAGATGTTGGAGCATCCTTCGGTAAAGGACGCATGGCATGATGTGATGGAGGCTCTAGTGGTCGAGCGCCTGAAGGAAGACTACTTGATGTGCTTGGATTGGGATGATGTAGAGACTTCCTCTGCTATCCTGACTGTCCTTCGTTACTTCATGGTTTACAGTGACTTTAAGATGTTCCTTGACGAGGTACGCAATGCAGGTTACGCTGTTACACGAGAATACTGATGGATCGGCTTGCTACAGCTTTGATCTGACAGAGCAGGAACGAGAACAACTGCTCTGCTACGGCATCCTCGAGGCTCTGAAGAATGGCCTTAGAGAGGGTGAGAAACTAATGTGTAATGGAGAAGACATTGAAAGTCAATCTAGTTTGGGCAACCCCTGACATTGAAGAGAAGGTAGCCTTCTGTGCCCGTGTGAGTAACCCTGAGAATCAGCACAACCACGAGACTGCACCTAAGCTTCTGAAGTACCTGATGAAGCATAAGCACTGGAGTCCCTTTGAGATGGCTAATGTGTGTATGGAGATTGAGACTACACGAGATATTGCTCGGCAGATCCTTCGCCATCGTAGCTTTAGCTTCCAAGAATTCTCCCAGCGTTACGCTGTTGTGAATGACTTTGATCTGCGTGAGTGTCGTCTACAGGATACGAAGAACCGACAGAACAGCTTGCAGGTGAATGACGCTGAGATGCAAAACTGGTGGAATGCTGCTCAGTTGCGTGTCCAGCAAGAGGCTGAGTTCATGTATCAGGCAGCACTCAATCGTGGTGTAGCTAAGGAGCAAGCAAGAGCGTTGCTTCCTGAGGGCATGGCAGTGAGCAGGATGTACATGAACGGTACGCTGCGTAGCTGGTTACACTACATTGAAGTCAGGACTGATCCGAGTACACAGAAGGAGCATCGAGATGTTGCAGAAGCTTGTAAAACGGTACTGTCTGTACTTTGTCCAAGTATAATGGAGGCTATGAATGCTGATTGAAGATTATCAAAAGAAGGCATGGGAAACTGCCTTGGAAACTGCTAAGAACCCTGCCTACATGGTGGCGAATCTGACCTCGGAGGCTGGGGAAGTGGCTGGTAAGTATGCCAAGTGGATTCGTGACGGTGCTCTGGACGAGGAGGGCTTGCAGAAGGAGATGGGCGATGTGTTCTGGCAGCTTGCCGGTCTGTCCACTGTGATGGGCTGGAGCTTGGCTGACATTGCATCTAAGAACCTTCAGAAGCTTGCTTCGAGGGCTGAACGGCTGACCATTGGAGGCTCCGGTGATGAACGATAACCAACAAGAGTACTATGCGTTTGAGCATAGGGACTATGAAGGTAAGACATACTACACCCGAGTCTCTGGTGATGATCGGTGGTCTGATGTCTTAGAAGACTTTGTACGATTCCTCGAAGGTATCTACAAGTACAACATCAAGGATCAGATTCGACTACAGAAGCCTGCTTGGGTGGATTTAGATCCTGACAATGAGATCGACGATCCGTGGCGTGACCACTACTTTGAAATTGACACTGAAGAAGAGGAAGAAGACAATGAGGATTCTAGTCATCCCGGACTGTCAGATTAAGGATGGAGTACCAACGGAACATCTTACATGGGCAGGAGAGGCTATCTGTGAGTATCGCCCTGATGTTGTTGTCAATCTGGGGGATTTCGCTGATATGCCTAGCCTGTCTAGTCACGACATCAAAGGCTCTAAGTACTTTGAAGGCTTGCGCTACAAGACTGACATTCAGGTGACCAAGGATGCCATGAAGTTACTCCTGAAGCCTCTGAGGGACTTGCAGAGCAGGCAGAAGAAGAACAAGGAGAAGGTGTACAAGCCTCGAATGGTTCTGACTCTCGGTAACCACGAGAACCGCATTGATAGGGCTGTGAATAACAACCCTACCTTGGAAGGTCTAATCTCGACAAAGGATCTGGAGTATGAGAAGGATTGGGAAGTATTTCCTTTCTTGCATCCCGTCTTTATTGGTGGTGTGGGCTTTAATCACTACTGGCCTGTGGGAGCGATGGGGCGACCTGCTGGTAGTGCTGCTGCTATTATCAATAAGCTGCATATGTCTTGTGTGGCCGGGCATCAACAAGGTAAACAGATCGCCTATGGGAAACGTGCTGATGGTAAACCTATCTGTGCTATTATTGCTGGATCTTATTATCTGCATGACGA